AAAAAACGTATATGGAATATGCAATGTGGCCAAAGTATTATCATTTGGTGAAAGCAGAATGTGCGAGTTCATGGTATAATTATCTAATTGCACATTCTCACCATTATCCACCAAAGGTATAAATGCAGCCACTGCCAAACCCTGACAAAACGGATTACCATTAATCTGAAAAGTAAGTTCTACATCGCTATTAAAAAATATCATACGTTGAAAAGCCATGTTCTGCACATTATTTGGATTCTCCATTGCCAGCAACTCGAAAGGCACTTGGAACTTAAACAAAACATCACTAACAGCTGCAGTGGTTGGCCAATTGATTTGTGCTCTCAATATTGATGATTCTAATCCAGTCTCTAGTCCATACTGTTCCTCCTCAATAGCCTTATCTGCCACTCCAGCCATTCTAGTATCACTTGTTCCAACCGTTGGTAATTCTCCAGTATCAGGTATATGTGTTATTCCCATACCCTTCTTTCCTGGTCCCTGTGCTTCCCAACCAGAATAACAATATCCCGTTGTCGCTCGACGATTGGCTACCACCCTAGATAATTCACCATAACTCAATTTATCTATCGTAGCCTGTCCAACACTAATCAATGCTTCATTTATCGTGTCAATAAATTCACCATAAAATTCTTCATTCCACTGACTAGCACATTCTGTCATCTGAGTCAAAACCTGATAAAATGACAGGTTACGATCACGCGTGAACTGTATCGTTCGCCACAGGGTCTCTTTCTTAAGCGCTCCTGTCCATCGTCCATTCAATAACCTTGGATGTGCTCCCAAAAAGGTTATTTCTCCAAATTTCTTATACTTATCAGTGATTTCCGCTCCTTTCTCAGCTGCCGTATAAACCTGACCCAACTTCGCCATTTGGCCCCTAATCATCAACGGATTAAACTCAATACGTTCTCTATTTACAGCTAAGACATGATCATCTCCCAAAACCTTAAAAGTCAAACACTCGTCAAAAATTTCCGTTGGATGCTCCTTTGCAAAACAATATCTAAAATAACCCTCATTCACTAAACAATTTATAAATGTAGTCCAAAAACAACCTGAAAAATGATTTGACCATGTCCAAAACAGGACAAACAAAATTTGTCCCGGAGACATGGTCTCATGCTGTAACATGTAATTCTGGACAGGTTTGGGTACTCCATACGTATCGGCCAACTTAAAAATCACACTATATCCATATTTTCGAAACAGTCCATGCATTAGAATATCAAAATTCTTAAAATCTCCATCTACAAAATCCTTTCCTACTCGTGTTAAAAAATCATACATTGCCTCCATATCGTAGGAATACTGGTTCATTCCTATTGCCAATGGCGTTGTCTCCGATGAATTATTAACCGCAGCTAATATACACCCAAAATACATTCTAAATGCAACTAGACAAACTAAATCATTAGAATAAATCATCCGTGTCCTAACTTCTTTAATTTTGGCTTCACTCATCAATTCATCCTTCAAGTAACCAAGAAAACGATGATCGATTTCTCCTCCATCATAACTTTCCATTTCTTCAACTTTCTTTTCGACTCTAACTCTAAATTCAGGATCATAATGAAATTCACCAACTCCATCAAACCAAATAAAATCCTTCTTCCCCTTCTTAGTCTTCTCGTAAACTAGGGGGTATCCTGGAGATGAATCTATTTTAAGAGACACCAATTTACCAGGAATTCCCATACAAGCTTCTTCAAAGGTCAACATTCGACGTCCAACCACAAAATTCAAATTCTTGTTATAATTATCAAAAATTGTGTCAAACACAGATTTTACCAGGTCCTCATCTACTTCTGGATTCTCAGTGCTTAATGTATTTATCAATGAGTTTTCAATAGGATCTTGTCCATTAGCCCTTGGATCAAAAGAACTCAAAATTGGATACGTTTTGTCAGAATCATGTCCGATTATCCCATTTATATAGGATGGTCCAAGCTTACTCTTCCTAGTTATATGAACAACTTCACTTGGTTTAACTCTTTCGACCCTCCTGACATTTGGTATGG